AAATGTTTTTTTAAAAAAAAAAAAAATTTTTTTTTTTGCAAAAAAAATTTTCGACCTCGCCAGTTTTTGAAAAAAAATTTTATTTTTTTTCAATTTTTTTTAGAGAAAAATGGGCAACCATACAATTTAGGAATCATTGAAAATTATATATAAAATACATCAAATATTTAAAGTTATAGAATAATATTTTTTTGAAAAAATAAAATAGGAAAGAAAACCTCAAATTTTTTTTAGATTTATAGAAATTAAAAAATAGATAATAATATTATAAATATGCTATTTATTTGTCCTAGATGTAAATATACAACGGACAAGTATTCTAATTTATATAGGCATTATTATAGAAAGAGTAAATGTGAAACATTATATGAGAATATTTCTATAAATGAATGTATAAAGGAATTACTTAAAAAAAATAAAGAAGCAAGTAGTAGTAATATAATATGTGAATATTGCAAAAAAGAATTTAAAGAACAAAGGTATTTGATTCAACATAAAAATAGATATGGTTGTAAAGTGGAAAATCGTATAACAAAAGAGAACTTTATAAAAGATTTATTTAATGAAAACAAATTTTTAAAGCAAGAAAAAGAGTATATAAAAAAGGGAAATAATACTAAATTATATTCGTATGGAGAAGAAAATATAGAATATATTTTTAAAGAAGATATACTAGATACAATAAGAGGTGGTATAAATAGTGGAATTTTAAAATTATTAAAGCAAATATATTTTAACAAAGAATATTCAGAGAATCAAATTATAAAAATAATAAATAAAGATGAGTGCATGATTTATGAAGAAAAACAATGGAATATAAAGAAAAATAAGATAGTAATAGAACAGATAGTAAGTAGAATTTATGGTATTATAAAAAAGAGTATAAAAAATACAAAAAATAAAAAGTATTTATATTTTATTGAAAATTTTGAAAAACGTAATCCGATTTTTATAAATAAATTGTATAAAAATATTGAAAAAGAATTAGTTAAAATAAATAATAGTTTTATTCCTTAAAATAAAAAAAATAAAAATAAAAAATAATAATGAAAAAATAAATTATGCTGATGTTTATAAATTATACATAAAGTATAAAGTATAATAAAGAATATGTAAATTACAATTGTGATAATCGTTCATTACATAAATCCACATATTCTTTATTAATTTCAAACCCAATAAAATTAATATTTTCTATTTTTGCAGCAACACATTCACTCCCAGAGCCAGCAAATGGAACTATTAGTAAGGTGTCTTCATTCTTTTTAGAAGCTTTTATTAATTTTTCACATAATGCTAATGGTTTTTGTGTTGGATGATTAACTCTTTCTTTTTTTCCAGCTCCTCCAGCAAGTGCGGAAATTTTTATTACATCTCTTGGCAGTGCACCATTTTCATGTGCATTATATGTTGTTTCAATTTCTCCATTACTAAATCTACCTTTTGTAGCTTTTCTAGTTTTGCCAGCTGTATTTTTTAGAAAAGAATCAGTATATGGTTCTCTTACAGCATCTCTATTAAATATTGGTTTTTCTTTAAAGCAACATAATATACTTTCATGTGTACGTTGCCAGAAGTTTAAGGATGGTGTAACTTTATTGGTATAATGCCAAATAATCCATCTAACATTTATATTAATTCTAACTCTGATAAATGCCAAAATTTCACTAAAACCATAAATATATAATGTTCCATCCGGTTTTAAAATACGAATACATTCGGAAATCCATTCATCACACCATAAAAGATATTTATCCATTTTTTGTTTATCACTATTATTACCAAAATCTTTACCTATATTGTAAGGTGGGTCACAAATAATAATATCAACACTTTCAGATTGAATTTCTTTCATACCATTAATACAATCATCATTAATAATTTGTTGAATTTTTGGTTTAATATTATGCGAATGTTCAAAAGAAGACATATTATTGTTTAATAAAAAATTTTTTTAAAAAATCAATTATATTATTATTTTAATAAAAATAATAAAAAAAGTAAGTAATTATTCAAACAATAACTAGAAAAAGTTAAAATAAGAAGAGGATTTACCCTTAGGTCGTGATGAATGCGTCTTTGCTAATTTAGAATTGACGCAAAAATAAAAACAAGGCGTCTTATAATTATAGTATGGGTATTTTCTATCAGCCTTATTTGGTGCTATTATTTTTTGTTTTGAAGCATCCAAATCCGTTACATCTGTTGCACCGGGTTTATGTGACCAGTAACCAGTGCGATCTTGTCTATAAAAATGATAATCTGGGTCAGACTTGTCATCAAGAGCCATAAATGCTTTATGGAATCCTTTTTTGCATTTATGTTGCAATGTTGTAACATACATTGATGGTAAATCATGTTTTAACCTCTTAAGAAAATGTTTACATTTATAATCAGAGTCAGGAACACCAGAATAGCCGCTAAAATATCCAGGTTGGGCTTTACTTGTATGAGATGCGCTTAAATCATCAATCGCATATGAATAACAATTATGATGTCTCCTAATATTTTGTTTATTATTCCATTTTTTAGGCTCATATTTAGGTTCTGAACCAGATAGTGGAGAATATTGTATTTTATTGTTAAGTTTAACATTATTTTCTAAAGATTCTTTCTCAAACTTTTCTTTATCCAAGAATAATATTTTTGGTGAATTATCTTTATTTGGCATAGTTGCTATAATAAATAAAATAAAAAAAATAAAAATCTTTTTAAGATTATATCATGGGAAAATTAGATGAATGGGACGAACCAAATCTGAATGAACGTTTTAATAAGAAAAAACCAAAACAGAAGATGGATTTAGCAACATATAACTATTACCTAGAAACAGATTGGCTAAATTATGCAACCACTGATGGTTGGGGCGCTTTTAATAATTCTAGAAATAGCCTAGATACACGTGATTTTGATAGTGGCTATGGTATAAGGGAATCATCTGGTACAGGATATAGCAAGAAATTAAAAAGAATATATATTTATAATCAAAGACTCTATTATAATCCATACATAAAAGTAATAGACAATAGAAATGGGAACTATATAAATGTTAGTGAAGCACCTGGTGTACGAACTAAATTCGCATATCTTTGGGATTAATAGCTTCTATAGTCGCTATATAATGAATTCCAAGTACCTTGGTCAAAATTGACTGAACCGGAATAATTTGTTTGAAAATTTTCATATCCACCAGAACCATGATTATATTGATGATCTAAGCTTTGTTGGATGGCATTAACAAGTTTTCCATATTCATAAGTCATATAATTTATAATATATATTTGGTACTAAAAAATCAATTTTTTTAATACTGCCAGTTTTTTACACAAAAAAAAAATAAAAAGTGGTTATGTAATGGTATTTTATCTATTTTTATTCAAAAAAAAATTTGAAAAAAATAAGTATTGAAACAACTATGAGATTATAATGTCACTCGTTGAGAGCTATATAAAAGAACAAAATCCAGCTCTTATTGAGATTGAAAAATTAAAAGCACGTATAGCACTCCTTGAACAAAAATTTGAAAATGAGATTTCCAAGCGCCGTGGACCGAAAACAAAGAATAAGAATATCGCGCCAGTAGTTGAAAAATTTCAAGACATTTCAGATATAATCTTTATTGAAAAAGAAAATCCAGAAGATAAAAATGAAGCAATCATAATCCATAAAAATGGAGATGATAAGACAGCTCCCATTATTTCTTTTTCTGATGAAACATTAAAAGAATTACTAGACACTATTGCAAATTCGGATGTTGGGACATATATTACCATCAAAGACTACAAAATTCTTAATAAAGTTGCCCAAAAAGACGAAATTGGTGATTGGCTAGTGCCTTGTGATTAATTTGGTTCATTGGAATGTATACCTATACACAGCTTTTTTATAAAAACATCTTTGGCAATAATATCAAAATTTCAACCAAATAAACTGCATCTCATATTATAATATCAAAAACCCATTTTAGCGCGGTTATGGGATTATTTAAAAAATTCCCGGGATCTTTTAAATATTTTCTTAAATTTATTAGATAGTAAAAAGAGTTTAAAAGTAATATTAGAATGAGTATTATATGTTTGTAGCCCTTTGTTTTTATAGCTTTATGATTTGGATACTATATCAGATATTATTCAATGATAAAAAAAGATTACCAAAGAATTATAGTGATAAAAATAGAAAACCAGTTCTTCTGGAAGATGGTAATATTCGTGAGCGATTTTCAGCAAGAAAGGTGCCTGAAAATATTGATGTAATAGTGATTGGTAGTGGTATAGGTGGTTTAACATGTGCAGGATTATTATCTAGAGTTGGAAAGAGAGTATTGGTATTAGAACAGCATTATTTAGCAGGAGGATGTACTCATAATTTTGTGGATAAAGGATTTGAATTTGATACAGGCGTGCATTACGTTGGTAATATTGATAAAAGAAAGAAAATTCTGGATATGATTACATATAATCCAATTGAATGGGATAGAATGGGAAAAGAAGAAGAAGGTTATGTATATGATGAAATAAGTGTTGAAGGAGTGGTATATAAATTAAAATCGGGAGAGAAAAATTTTGTAGAAGAATTAGTAAAACATTTTCCAAAAGAGCGGGAAAATATAGTGCGATATTTAACAGATGTTAAAAGAGTCTCAAATAAGTCGTTATTTTTTAATATGAAATTAATAGATAATAAGATTCTTAGAAAGGTTGTAAAATATTTATTTAACGATTATCTTGAAAAGGATATAAGAATAACTGCCCTAGACGCCGTTAAAAAATATACGTCAGACCCATTACTTCAAGCAGTTTTACTTGGTCAATTTGGGGACTATGGGAAAGTTCCGAGTAAAGAGAGTTTTTTTGTGCATAGTAGTATAGTAAATCATTATTTGGAGGGAGCGTGGTATCCAAGAGGTGGTTCTAGTGAATTAGCAAAAAAAATAATACCAATCATAGAATCAACTGGGGGGAAAGTATTAGTAAATAAAGCTGTAAAGAAAATTCTAATTGGAAAAAACTATGATTTGTTTGGTTCTCAAGATAGTTGTTATGGTGTAGAAATGGAGGATGGTACAGCAATTTACGCAAATCAAGTTGTGTCTGCTTGCGGTGTTGCAAACACTTGGCTTAAATTAATAGATGATAAATATGTACCTCCGAATATAAAGAGTAATATAAATGAATTAGGATATTCATGCTCTTTTGTATATTTATTTGTAGGATTAGAGGGTGACCCAGAAGAGTTTGATTTTAGAAGTAGTAATATCTGGCATTGGCCCAATAAGGATTATGATAAGATGATAAATTTATTTTTAGAAGACCCTCAACACGCGCCAATACCTTTATTTATTGGATTTCCTTGTACAAAGGATAGTACTTGGAAAGAACGTTTTCCGGGTAAGTCAAATGCAGTTATTTTAACTATGGCAGATTATGGTATGTTTGAGAAATGGAAAGATGAAAGACCAGGTCACAGAAGCGAAGATTACCAAAATTTAAAAGAGATGTTTGCTAATCGTATTTTGGAGGAAGGATTGTATCATTATTATCCAAAAACACGTGGAAAAGTTGTTTACAAAGAGGTGGGTACGCCACTCACATTTAATCATTATATTGGTTCTCAGAGAGGGGAGGCATATGGGCTAGAAAATTCCCCCATTAGGTTTCAGGACGATGATTGGTTAATGCCGTCAACTCCTATTAAAAATTTATATCAATCTGGACAGGATATTACTACACTTGGTATTACAGGGGCTATGATGAGTGGGGTTTTAACAGCTAATAAGGTATTAGGGTATGGAACCATACGAGATTTGCTATTTGAACGCAATCTTGTAAAAGACTTAATTACTCAGTAACCTTTACTCAACCGATGACATCAAAAAATTGAAATTATAAATAATATTTCTGTTAATGAATATTAATAAAATGGAAGGTTCTTTAGTGACTATTCATGATTATGAAAGTTTGCCTGAGCAGCCAACTGACCTACAAATCCCTTTATATAAGCATCAATTAGCTTCGCTTAAGCGGTGCTATGAGATGGAAGATAGCGATTTGGAAGAGACAGAAAGCGGTGCTATTTTTAATTACAAAATTGGTTATTTAGCTGACCCAGTTGGGTCAGGTAAATCATTTGTAATGTTAGGACTGATTTGTAGCCGACCTAAATTAACAGGTAGAACTACATATTTTACAACTGGAACTTATCAGGATGGGTTTTTTTCTATTCGGAATGATTTTAAGAATAAATTGTCCGAAAATCCATCGGTATTATGCATTGATTCTAATTTATTAGTTTTGCCGCATGGCTTAGTAAAACAATGGTCAAACATTATCAAACAATATGCACCTTCTTTGAAGTTTACAACTATTGAAGGAAAAAATTTAAAGAAGATTGATAGAAAAGATAAGGAACAACTTCAAGCATTTTTTGATGAATTAATTACCAATACAATAATTATTGTTAAAGATACTATTATTGTGGATTTTACTAACTTATTGAAAGAGATACAATTATCAGTGCTTGATAAAGGATTGCTTTTTAGTAGAACTATTATTGATGAAGTTGATACTATTAAAAAGGAGATAAGTATTTTTGGTACTAAAGAATGCGGTCCTCGTTTTGACTATCAAACAAGAGAAGTATCATATTCTAAATTCTTTATTAAATCAGAATTTGTATGGTTCGTCTCATCTTCTATAAGTAATATTGGTAATTCAAATGGAAGATTTGTAAGTGAACTTACAAATCATATTAAGTATAATACGAATAATTTGTACAAATGTATTACGATTAAAAATAGTAATGAAGTGATTCAGCAGTCTTTCAAGCTTCCTCCAATAAATGAGAAGTCAATTATCTGTCGTAGGTTGCATAATATCAAGAATATTTTGTCGGGATTTATTTCTTCTGATATTATGGATATGATTAATGCCGACTCAATGGACGAGGCAATGAAGAAGTTAGGTGAGACTTGTCAAATAACGGATGAACCCAATATTGTCGCTCTTATTACCAAGAAGATACAAGTTGAAATTCACAATAAGAAGATTGAATTGGAATTTGCTGAGAAGAAAATTTACTCTTCTGCGAATGCAAAAGAAGAATCAATTAATCGTATTAACAAAAGTATTCAAGAATGTGAAACGAAAATTGCATTAATTGAAGAACGTATTAATGGAGAGAATATTTGTAATATCTGTTTTGACACACCTGACAACAAGGTTATTTTAAATTGCTGTCAACATCTTTTTTGCTTGAATTGTATCTTAAAATGGTTGAACCAAAATCCTTCTTGTGCATATTGTAGAGCAAAGTTGCAAGATAAGGATATTATTGTAGTTGACCAAAAAGCAAAGAAACAATGCGAAAAGAAAAAGAAGGCAGAACTGCCTACTAAAATGGAGGAACTTATGAAGTTGGTAAGTAATCAAGACCAAAAAAAATTCCTTATCTTTGCAAATTATGATGGAAGCTTCAACAAAATTATGGAAGAATTTAAGAAAACGAGTATTAAATTTTCATTGTTAAAAGGAAGTTCCCAACATATTAGTAAAGTTATTGACCAATACAAAACAGGAGATACTAATATAATCTTGTTAAATGGTCAACATTTTGGTTCGGGTTTCAATCTTGAAAATACTACAGACATTATTCTTTATCACACTATGCCAGCTGATATTGAGATGCAGGCGATTGGTAGAGGACAACGATTTGGTCGTACTCAACCTTTAAATGTTTGGAGACTAAAATATGAGGACGAATAAAAATAATTTTATAAAAAATATAAAGATAATTTCTTGTTTTTACATAGTAAAATTTTCTGATTTAAGACTTTTGTAATGAGACGACAACTATCTTCTCTTAAGTTAAAAACCAACCCATCTAGTTTCTTTTGGAACTTTTATTCTAATGAAGCACCGCATTGTTTCAAATACTCCACAATTTCAATATGTTCGTTTTCATACGCATATTGAAGAGCCAAATTATCCTGAGCGCGAATATTAGCACCATTGCGGACAAGAAACCTGACTATGTCAAAATGTCCATTTTCACAAGCAGCAAGTAGAGCATCTTCGTTATGTGCGTGAATATCAGCACCTCTCTCAACGAGCAACTCAGCCATACTTAAATATCCTTCATCGCACATCAAACGAAGTATTCTACTATCTTCACAACAAACATTAGCACCATTATCGATAAGGAACTTTGCTACTTCATAATGACATCCATAGCAAGCATAACGTAGTGGTTCCTCATTATTAGCATGTATGTTCGCACCATTTTGAACAAGATATTTTACTATTTCTAATTCTCCTTCGTTACAAGCATATGTTAATGCCTTACTATTATCAGCACAAACATCCGCGCCATTATTCACAAGATATTTTACAACATCTAGATGATGGTAGCAAACTGCATTCATAAGTGCACCATCATAATCTATATGAATATCTATACCTTGTTCAACCATGAACTTTACAATTTTTAAATCCCCGTCTGCAGCAGCATTTTGAAAAGCTTCGCCACTTTCAGCATGCATATTTGCGCCGTTTGATACTAATCTTTTAACTTCTTCAAGATTACCTTTTTTTGCTGCTTCAATTAGTAATTCGTCCATTATGTTTATAATTTGAAAAAAAGATTTATTTATTAAAATCAATTTTTTTTATAATAAAGTTATTCAATTTCGTCTTCAAATTTTTTTATATGGTCGTAATAAAATTGGCGCCATTTACTAAAATATGTATGCTTGCGTACTTTTTGGAAATGAATTAACGTTGGAATTATTTTTATATAAAGATCCATAGTTATCTTTTTATCACTAGAAAGGGGTAAGTTTTTGGTTAGAGCATTTCTAAAATCACAATAGTAGTTGTAAAGACAATGCCAATACTTAGAAGGAATCTTTTTCCTATAGGTAATCTTAAATTTTTCCTCCTTTTTTTCTATACTATATTTCAATAATATTGCATCGGCGTCCTTTATAGCCATTTTGATATATTGTGCTTCCAATTTATTTGTATGGGCATCAAGTTTATTTTCCATTTCACAAAGCCCAATTAGATAAAAGTTTTTATTAAATGGGGTGCAACTGAATTTATTTTCAGTAGACATTTTAAGTTATAATAAAAAAAAGGATGATTTTAGTTCAATTTTTTAATTTAAAAATAAATTATTATTTTTACACCTTTGAACATTTAAAACGCCGACCTAATCCAAATATTTTTTAGGTTTCCTTTTTCTTGTTGATGGTCGTTTTACATATTTTTCACTTCTATCATATGATCCTTTTATTAGATTTTTATAAATATGTATTGGTATTTCATCTAATACATCTTTTACATTATTAACTAATTCATCCATTGTTATAGTTTTGTTTAGTTTAAGTTGTTGCTTTAAAAATGAAATATGACTATTAGTAATTTTATATGATGTATAATCTCTTTTCTTTCTTGTAATATTATTAGAAGATTTGTATTTATTTACCCATCTCATTAAACTTCTTTCAGAACAACCGAATATTTTACAGGTTTGTACTTGATTTTTAGAATGAGATAAATAGTATTTAACTGCTGATAATTTATAATCACTACTTTTATGTGTAGGCATTATAATATAATTTAACAATTTATAAAAAAATGATTTAAATTAAATGCTTAAATTAATACTTAAAGAAACCAATATGTCTTCTGAACAAACAACCAGTCAAATAGAAGTTGTAGAACAACCAGCTAAACCAAAATTGTTTAAGATAAAAAATTACAAAAAAATGTATCATAAAGAACAGGAAAGAAATGAGATTTTAGAAAAAAAAAATAAATATTTATTGGCTAAAATAAATATACTTACAAATAATAAAAATATAGGAGAAAAAGATGAGGTTTTATTACTATTAAATCTATATCATGTTAATGAAATGAACGAATTTGATAAATTAATAGAGATATTTGGAGAAGAAGCATCCGAAGGTATAAGCATTCTTAATATAGATACAGATGATGAAATATGCGATATAAATAAACTATCAAATGCACCTTCTGGTTGTAAAGCTGATTGTAAAATAAGAATGAAAAAAACAAAAAATATATATAGTATATCTATAAAAAGTAAAAATGGAGCAAATCCAGCTATATTAAATCATACACCTAGAAGTGCAAAAATATTCCAGGAAGGTGGTATATTTAATGGTCATGTATCATCTTGCTTGGATAAAATACTTCAAGAATATATTGATAAAAGGATAAACAAAATAATTGGTGAAGATACACCTATTAGTAATTTGATGTGTTTAAAAGATGACTATTTGTTGAAAGAAAAATTTTTAGAAATTTTATCATATTTCGTATTTGATGGGACTGGTAAAGGATATAGTAAGTGTAAATCAAATTCTATAATAACTTATCAAAATGATAAACTTATTTTTAGAAGATGCGATAATATACAAAATAAAAAAGTGTACATTGAATCTATTTATGATAAAATAGTTATATCATTGAGAGATAAAGGTATGCCAAAAGTATTGAATGAATATTGTAAACCTTGGGTATTTAATGACATTAAACCTGATGGTTCAATTAAACATAAAGGAAGTTTACATCTTAGAATTAATTGAAGTATGATTAATTATCTGTTTTCCGATAATTTCAGTAAATATAGTTGGAATTGTATTACCAAGCATTTTCCATTTTTCAGTATCTTTTCCTACAAAATCATAATCATTAAATCCCTGTAACTTTAATCCATCATCAATCGTCAACCTATATTCTTTATCATCTACCCAATAACCATCCCAATTATGTCTATCATTAATTGGAGAATGTCTTCCACCACATCTTAGTGTATAAGCAACATCTTTTTTAAAGTTTTGTCCAAGATAATCACTAAGTGTAGTATTTTTTTTATAATTATCAAGTTTAAAGAAATTATCCAAATCATTCACTTCAATATTTTTAAACCCAACTATAAATAATCTTTTTCTTAGTTGTGGGATTCCATAATCACTACATTTTAGAACCTTGTAAACAACTTTATATTCTTCATTTTCTAATTCTTCTTTAATTTTAGCAAAACTTTTACCTTTATCATGATTCAAAAGAGCTTGGACATTTTCTAATATTACAACTTTTGGTATATTTGTTTTTACAAATCTCATTACTTGTGAGAACATAGTTCCTCTACTATCCTTAAATCCTTTATGATGCCCTGCTTGTGAGAATGGCTGACAAGGAAACCCAGCACATAGAATATCGTATGGTTCAATACTGGATGGTTCAATATCACAAATATCACCTAAAACATCTATATTATAATTTTTTTTATAATTTTCTTTTGCTGGTTTATAAATATCAGAAGCCATAACACATTTGAATCCTAACTTTTGAAATGAATAATGAAATGAACCCATTCCACAAAATAGGTCAATGTATTTTACTTGAATACTTTGGTTGTCCTGTGATTGCATAATGTGTGTATTTACATTTACATTTAATTTTTCATTTTCAACAATCAATTTTTTTTTTTTATTATTATTTAATTCTTTTATTTTTTCTTCAACTGCTTTATCTACAAGAGCCTTAATTTTATCAGCATTATTTTCACAAGGCGTTTTGCGTCTATTATGAGAATCATAGTGAGATTTTTGAGAAAATTCCTTTCCACATCTTTCGCATGAATATTTAACCATTTTCGTTATATATTGTTAATATATTTTATTTTTAAATCAATTTTATAAAATAACTTAAATTAACAATTTCTGTTAATTCCCTAAATATTAAAAAGTCGGCGTTTTAAATGTTCAAAGGTGTAATAAAATGTCTGATAAACTTTATCGTCCTTGTTGGGTAGGAAATGGTAAAACAAAATGTTTTTATGGTTGTTTTACTATTGAAAGAACCGATGAAATCTTGTTCGGGAAAAGAAAGGGAAATAATGAAATAAAAATATTGAATAACAAAGTAGATAATGAATTAAAAACAATGGCGATGCCATGTAATTCTTTTTTACCAGAATTTATAGATAAAATAAGGAGTGAATATCAAGCACAAAAAACCTATGAAAAATATTATGGGAAATAATCAAAATAAAACAGAATAATTTTGTATTAAACAATATAGAATGCCATATTGTTTAAATAACCCAAAAAGACAATATAAGGGAGATGAACCTTCTCCAAAAGGTTTAGGATATTGTGCGTCCGGAGAAAAGGATAGCAAAGATAAAAAATTAGATTGTTCTAAAATAACTGCATATAGTAAAAAAGGAAAAAGAGACGGAATATATTATACCAATTCAATTACTGGAATTCCTGGCGAAAAAGGTTTTATTTATAAACACATTGATTATAATCAATTTGAATCAAAACCAACAAAAATACCAACTGACTATAGAAAAAGTAAAATATCAAAATATTGGATTAATACCTATGGATGCGGAAATAAAAAAAGAATTGATGAGATAAAATGGGATAAATCAATACATAAAGATTGGAAAACTTATGTCACACTTGACAATGGAGGAAAACCTTTTTTAGTAGCAATAAAAAAAAATATGGTAAAAATATTTATTATTCATTCCGATATTAAAATATTAGTTGGTTTTCAATTAAAACCTTATCATTATAATCATTTAATAAAAGAATACAATGTTGAAAAAGTATTTATTGGAAAAAGTCCAAAGAATGAAATGACTATCTCTAGCGGAGATTATGGAAAGAAATGGGATGGAAATAGTATTTTATTAGAATTAGCAAATAATAAATATGTTTTTATTGGTTACTATATCTACGAATTTACAACAAAAGATAAAATTATTTCATTTATTTCTCCAATTGGTCCTAATTTAGTTCCTTATCCGACTGCTATTAGCAAAGAAAATGCACTTTTTATGTTAGACCAAAAATTAGTTCCAATTGAATATATTACAAAATTAAAGTTAAATAAAACTAAAATGACTGATTTATATACTTATTATTACGGCTTTTATAATGGTAAACCATTAAAAAAATATGCTAAAAAGATGAATAATGTAAAAGTAATTTATAAAAGATTATGGTGAATATATTTTTACACCTATGAATTTATGTATTAAAACAGAATTAGGGAACCTAGGGTTCCCTAATCTGTTTTTAAGACATAATAATTAAATCATTTTTTATAAAAAAATCTCCTACGTTTTGTCTTCAAAAACATAGGACTTCTGCTCCTCATCCAACTCAATAGTACCCTCCTCATCTGTGAAATCAGCATCATCACACTCACTAGACCTATCATCAACAATCTGTTCCTGCATTGAAGAAACAGACAATTTCTGACGAATCAGCCGATTTGTGGGCTTGGGGTTGCAAAATGTGCAACCGACGGCCTTAGCAACATTCTGGATGCGGTTGGGCTTGTATCTGCCGTGGTTTCCAAAAGAACCACGCAAGGGACTAGTTGCACGACTAATAGTAGTACGCTTCTTACCCTTAGTTCTATCACGGCCCCGCTTTTCGGCGGTAGTGAACTTTACGTCAGTGTTGTCCATCTGATATATATTTAAATAATATAATATAAACCAAAAATATCAATTTTTTTTCCTATATTTTGTGAAAAAATATTCAGTAAAATATGAACAAATTTATAAATATCAATAAATATATTTCAAGAACCCCCACATTTAATAAAATAGTAAAGGCAATTAGACCACACATTAAAGGTGTAGACCACATTGCCTTAAGAACATTTAATCCAATGAACATATATCAAATTTGTAAGAAACACGGCTATCACAAACAACCAAATATATACCACTTTCCATTATATAACTCAACAGCAACATACTATTTAAACCCAAAAGAAAATAAAATAGATAGTGTACCCAGAATTTTTGTATCATCTTATAATGAACCATTATACGACCACAATTATTCTCATCAATTAGATTTTGAGATTATAGATTTTTATAGAAAATCCGACAAAAAATTTACTTATAATACTTATAAAGATATTTATGATAAAAATCAATATTTAGCTTGGACACTATGTTTTCGTGATGAAATAAACCATATTGCACTTGAGGTAGACAATATAAATATAGTAAATAAAAAAGTTAAAGAAATGGGAATGAAATTAAACGCTGATAATGGTGAAATAAAGGTTTCACAGGATGGGTTACTTATGCAATCAAGTACGAAATCGGACGAAATACTTTATCAATTCTCAGACGATAAATATAATATACCTTATGGTTTTGTAGAATTTGTTGAAAGAGGATATGATGAAAATAATGTAAAAAGAGAGGGATTTGAAGAAAATAATGCACTATATATATTTAATTCAACAAAAAAATGATTTTTTTAGGTAGTAAACACATTTAAAGTTTAAATACAATAAATAATTTATGTATATTAAACTAACAGATAAAGTAAAAGTGCTAAGTCCATTGGACTTAGCAAATGTAGAAAGCTATGAAGGAAATATTGAAAATGTAGACCTATTACAACAGAAAAAAAATTATCATGACCTTCTATCATCATTTCAACCTTACAATGTTACTTTTGACCATATTTGGTTTGGTAAGTTTAAGGATGATACAAGTAGTAATCGTGTAAGATACCATTTTTTAGCAAGAAGTGGTTGTCATAATGTTTATTGGAGGAAATACGAAGCGATATCACGAGGAAGTGGCAGAAATGAGTTATTTATTAATGGTGCAAAGATAAAATTATCTTTGTGGTTATGTATGTCAGAAAATGATAGACATTTTTTCTTAAAAACAAATGCAAAAATGATTGCGGATAAAAAGGAAAGCAATCAAGAAGAAGATTCTATTTCAGCTACTTTGTAATTACAATTTTCAAAGATAAACATATATTCTTTTTTTATAAACAAAATCAAGTCTAAATCTAAAATATCAACTGCAGAATTTGATGTGAATTTTTCAGTTTCCATTACATGTTTTAATCCCTCTAATCTCCCAATTATTCCACTTTCTCCCCTTTTTCCTTTTCCATAAGGATTTTTTAAGCGCCATTCACATTGTAATCCCAAAATATTATTAGGAAATCCTGATATATATGATGCAATTTCCCATTTACGTCCAGAAGTATATTTAGCTCCTCCCTTTATTTCTCCATTATGTTTACGTAATCTATTTTTTAGGTTATTGGTATATCCAACATAAGTACGTTTTCCATCTATTTCTTTTAAAATATAAACAAAATGTTCCGACATATTATTTATATAATTATAAGAAAACTTTATATAGAACAAATATTGTAAGTATTAAAGACCATCCTATAAAAATAAAATTAGAATTTTTCTTATTTATTTGAAAACCAAAAAGTTCTAATGTAAAAAATGGTAAAGTCCATGGCCCAAACCATCTTTTATTATTCCACAACTCTCTTTCTAATTTTACCAAAATACAACCTTTAAAATAAACATGCATTATAAAAATAATTATCCAAGTTAGCATAGATATGAAATAAAAATCATTTTTGACATTGCCAAATATTAAATATATAAGAGTGCTTCCTCCAATTAAAAAATGTATGATGAATACTAGAATTCCACTATAAAAATTATTTCCAGTAATACTAAATAATCTTTTTTTGAAAAAATCTAATATAAGTCTATTATTCTTTTTAGATTCAATAAAAGGATACATTCATTATAAACTAAATATATTTTAATTATTATAATTTTTCTTATTAAAGTATATAAATGCATGCACCTAATATTGATGGTATTTGGAGAATAAAAGAAACATATATATATTTTGACAGAAATGGAAATGATAATTTATGTAGTCCAGATAAGATAGAAACTAGATGGAGAATTAAACAAAATAATAGGTTTGTTAAAATGATTTGTTTAGATAAAGATTATTTACCAGTTATTGGAGTATGGGAAGAAGTCAGAAATAAAACTGGCCAAATTAATAAATGGCGATTAAGATTAGCAGATGTAGGTGACAATGGTACTATTGAAGTTCAACCTAGTCAAATAATTGAAAACAACGTTAATCAAATGTCATATACATTATTAAGAGCTGGATTCGTAAGGTCACTAGATAATGTATCGGAACCAACTGCATCGTTTGGTTTTTTCGAAAGAATAAATTAATTTCTAAGAAATTTTATGAGTAAAACAAAATGTTTCAATCATAATTGTAAAAATACTATTTCTCCTTTTTTACCTAGAAAATTATTCTATGTCTATGAAGATACTATTATTTTAAGATATTATAAATTAAAGTTTGAACAAATTGATTATTTAATATTAAATTATGACTTTGAAAAAGAAACTAGTAATACTATTTGGTTACCAACAAAAAATAATAATATAATTGAATTTTCTCCATTTTGTTGTAAAAGTTGTGCAGAAAATTTTATAATAAATCATTCAAATGAAAATAAAAGAGTTATTGTGTATTCGCGTCCGTATGAGGATTTCTTATTACCTTTGAAATATTTTTGACAATTTCATGATCAATTGAAGGAATATATTCATCTTTATTCTTTAATAATGGTAATGGTTTAGCAGAAACCATTGCATTAATAACTGCTTCTTCTACAGCTTGTACAACTCCTTCATAAAAATAGTTTAGAAGATCATCATGTAAAAAATTTATTTGTTGAATCTGTTTTTCTTCTTCTATATTTTTATCATCAATCGGAATATTATTGATATAATTTTCATTTGCTGTTGAAAATGCCAAAAATATATCACCGCTTCCATTATTTGCACAAGTACCATTTCTAGAAATACCTAAAGCTGCTCTTTTTGCAAGTCTTTTTAATTGAACTGGTAATAAGGGTGCGTCAGTTGCTATAATAATAATTATACTACCTTTATCAATATTGTCTAAACTATTATTTACCTCCGGTGGGGGATAAGGAACTCCCATTATTTTAAATTCCGAACGCTTACCATTATTCGCTTGTAACAAAACTCCTAAAGTATATTTTTTAGAATGATATGGTATTGTTATTATACGACTACTTGTACCAGTGCCGCCTTTTAATCCGTAAGTAACCATTCCAGTACCTCCTCCTACATTGCCTTCTTCTAACTTACCAGTTTTTGCATTATTTAATGCTTCCATTACATCGTCCTCTTTTAAGCTAAGATGGTTTATATTATTAATAAAACCATCGTAGGTTTCAGCTATTACAGGCATTGCCCAAATATCTTCTGTTTGAAAATCATTGGAGTAATGATTAATCATCCATTTTGTAGTAGCATGGTGAGAAATTCCGATTCCATGAGAATTGGTAATAATTATTGGTGATGAAAAATATCCTGCATCATTAATCCAATGACTACCTGTCATTTCTCCATTTCCATTTAATACAAAAATACCTGCCCAGATAGTAGATATTTTTTTATTATATCCTCTAGGTAATATTGCAGTACAACCAGTATATATATTTTTTGATTTATTGATTAATGTTTTATAACCAACTAAAACACCAGGAACATCGGTGATCGAATTAAATTCACCTGTTTTTCCTAAAAAAGGAAGTAATAAATCACGAGATCTAATAATTTTTGAATTTTTCATTAATTAAATATTTGTTTTATTGATAAAAAAATTTAAAATATATTTAATTAAAAAAAGTATGCAATTTAGAAATTACAATAATCAAAATAAGGTTGAAAATACTTATAAAGAAATGTTGGAAAATCAAACAAAAACTTTTGTTGATAATATGAAAAAAAAGTTTTTGACAAATTTCTTAGATAAACCAAAATTTAACATTTGGGAATTAACTAAAAAATTAGATGAAATTATAGATGAAAGTGACCCAGATACAGATTTACCACAAATAGTACATGCTTATCAAACTGCGAATTCATTGGAAAGTCAATTAAAAGATAATAAACTAATCAAAACATTGTTTACTGAAAATGAATGGTCTAGATTACCTAATAAATATAAAGAATTATATAAAAATAAGAGGATAAAAGATTTTTATAAAAATATAACAGATTGGGATTGGTTAATTCTTATTGGATTTATCCATGATTTGGGTAAGATAATGTTATTACCTAATTATGGTGAATTACCTCAATGGGCAGTTGTAGGAGATACATTCCCGGTAGATATAGAATTATCTAGTAATTATAATTATTATGAAAAAGGCTATCATTTAAATAACGAAAGTATAAATAAAAGTAATTATCAAGAAATAATTGGCTTTGAAAATATTGATTTTAGTTGGGGTCATGATGAGTATTTGGCATCTATATTAGAAAATAGCAATAATACATTGCCAAGAGAAGCATTTTATATAGTTCGTTTTCATTCATTTTATTCTTGGCATAGTCCTAGAAATGAAAAAAGAGGATATGAGGAATATGCCAGTGAACGAGATTGGTATATGCTTCCATTATTGAAATTATTTCAAAAATCCGATTTATATTCAAAAACTAAAGAAATACCAGAAACTGAAAAAATCAAAAATAAGTTTGATAAAATTATTGAAAAATATAATTGCTCAAAATTAAAAATAAGCATTTTTTAACATTTTATAAATTTCTTGAAAGAACACACTAGTTACTTCAAGAACTTGGACTTCGTGGAACGTTCACCATCGCCATAGTCACCCAAGGCTTGCCTGCGATTTCTTTTCAAGACCTTTGTCTTCAGCCTCTCCTCCGCATCATCTCCCAAACTTTCCTTGCGATTTCTTTTCAGGGTCTTCGATGTCACTTCTACCCCATCATCGCAACCGAAAGCATCTTGGAAGGTTCTGCGATTCCTTTTCGCAGCCAAATCAATCTTCATGCAAATCTCTCCATTGACATTCCTCCGAAAAGAATACTGGTTGGTGGAAAATTCCTTGCCCTGGTAAACAATCCCCGTTCTGGAATCAATTTTCAGGACGCCATTTAACCACAACCAGTCAACATCTTCAGAGTGCACAAAGGAGTATCCAGTGCAATTGGCATCCTTGTTTCTGCAACCAGTACTCAATCCAAATATGGTACGTTTGACTTGGAGGCCATCAACCAAAAGCTTTGTACCACGCATTATAGTCAAAAATACAATGAATTTATACATTTTTTACATTTTGTTTACTATCAATTTTTTTATGTCTTAAAGCAGAATAGGGCATACAGAGTGGTAGAAGAGTTCCCCAATAAAAAATATTTCTACTGAGCGGATGGGATTTGGGGAACGAAGAGTTCCCCAATAAAAGATGTTTCTACTGAGCGGAGGGGATTTGGGGAACGAAGAGTTCCCCAATAAAAAATGTTTCTACTGAGCGGAGGGGATTTGGGGAACGAAGAGTTCCCCAATAAAAAATGTTTCTACTGAGCGGAGGGGATTTGGGGAACGAAGAGTTCCCCAATAAAAAAAAGTGAAAAGAAATGTGTCATAATTTAA